GTTTTCAAAACGCGCTCGTTTAGCTTAACTTGGCCTTTGATGGTTTCAGGTTGCCAAACAGGACGCGGCGCAATCTTTTTAGTGCCGTATTCCAGATAATACGCATATGCCAAACGACTGCCGATCGTCGCGCTCATCTTGGTTTTGCTTTCAAAATATACCGATGATGCAAGCGTGCCTGTATCTGTCGCCGGTGCCTCGCCCGGCGCAGATGCCGTATGTTCAACATTCCCGCGCGTGTACGTCTTGCCCGTCTTAGGCCCGCGCTGGATTGCCTTCTTTACCGCCGTGTTAATTTCCAGCGCCGTTGCCGTCACATCCTTGCCGATTGCGTCCACAGCCGCCTTGCCATACTTGCGCAGCGCGGCTTGAACCTGGCCCATGCCCTCGATCTGGATTGTGACGGTCATACCGCGACGCCGCCTTGCACGTCGATCTCCAACCACTTGTTATCGAAGTCCACATTCTTGATGTAGCGGATGTTGTGACGCAATCCGCGAATTAGCACGCTGTCAGCCTCGCGCACCGCTGCGGTATAGCGCACCACCACCATCAACTTGGCCTCGGCATTCAAGCGTTGCGCCTGTGATGCCTCATAGCCTGACAGCGGCCTTACCATGGCCTTAGTCGGCGCGCCCGTAATCGTGGCCCATGATCCAGCCACTACGTTACCATCGACGTTGCTTGCCGATCCCATGCGTTGAAACGTGACAGGCTCACGCATCTTTCCGGCGCTATATTTGCAGCACGCCATTATAGTTCACCTAGATCTGGAGATATGTGAACTGAAATATATCCATTGTTCGGGAATGTCTCTTTTGTTCCGTCGCTATACGTCACTTCAAATTCTGCGTTAAAAAACCCATAGCTTGCAGTATCGCCTGTCGCCCACGGATATGAAACAATGCCACCAGTCGCATTTAAGACGTCTGCGCTCGCATCAACAACTGAACCCATATAAAACCTGACAGTTGCGCCAGTTAGATTTACAGGGCCGTCATCGGTAGACAACGCATATTCAACGGCGGGCGACGTGTCGTTTCGTTTGATAAAAAAAGTCATAATTTTGTCGCCCTATTTTGTGCGCCTGTTATAGCCGCGGCAATGTTGGCATTTATCCTGCTTGTTGCGATATTAGCACTTTTCAACATTGTAGCAAAGCGCCTTGCGCTTGCAGGCTCTGTTGATCCTGTCGCCGTCTGTGCATGTGCTGCCCCCGCGCCAGAACCAGTGATGATCCGCAAAACAACGCCGGTTGCGGTCTGCGTTGATGCCGATCCTGTTCCATCGCCCGCAATAATTCGCTCACCAAGGCCAGTTGCGGTCTGCGTTGATGCCAAGCCATTACCGTTGCCCGCAATGATGCGAAGCCCGATGCCAGTTCCGGTTTGGGCAGATGCCGTTCCGGTGCCTGATCCGATTGAAATTGATGCGGCAGTTCCACTTGCCGTTTGACCGCTTGCCGATCCATTGCCAGATCCTGTGATGATCCGCAGTGCGATACCGGTTGCCGTTTGACCGCTTGCCGATCCATTGCCAGATCCTGTGATGATCCGCAGTGCGCCGCCAACTCCTGATCCAATTTGCGATTGCGCAAAACTAGATCCATCGCCTATGATAACGCGACGCCCTACGCCCGTTGCCGTCTGCGCCGCAACAGTTCCTGCACCTGACGCGCCAATAATCCGCAATGCAGATCCCGTTGCCGTCTGCGCCGCAACAGTTCCTGCACCGGTGCCAGTTACAACAACCGCGCCAGATACAACCCCATCATCACCTAACGGAGCGGAGGCGAGAGGGGAAAATCCTAGCATCTATTTACTCCGGTTTAGCAGGCCACTCGACAGCAAACGGAAATCCCGGCTGTGCCGTTACATCACGCAACTGTTGCCTGTATTCACGCCAATATGGTTCCATCGTAACGTCGATCAGGGCCATCCAGTCGGTTTGTGACAGTAGACGATCACGTTGGTTGCGGATGTTGCGCCCCGCGTCCTCGACGGACATGTTGCTTACCTCCCAGCCTTGGGTCCACGCGCCATCGGCCTCTGCAAGTGCAGTCTGCTTGAGCGTCTGCGTCATGTAGTCAACCGTAGGCTGGTCCTGCACGGTGTAGGGGTAGACACCCCAGTCTGCCAGAAGCGCATCACTTGGCACTTTCGGGAAGGACGTCTTCGGGTTGTCACGGCGTAGTTGCCCGATTGAGTATGTCTCAGGCTGGCCGTTTGTGATCTTTAGGTGTGGCATTTAAGCCTCCGTTTTGGGTAGCGACATAAATTCAGGTTTTGTGATGCTCTCAACGCCGAACATCCGCTGCGTGACTTCCACAGCGCAGTGTTCGTACTTCAGAGCCATCTGGTCGAGGAAGTCCTCAAGGTCTGCCGCCGTGGGCCGGGCACCGTTGGTGATGCTCTCGTCAGTGGCGGCGATGTATCCTGTGATTTCACGCAAGGCAATCTGGATATGCACTCCGAATTGCTGGAGGTATTCAATCGACGCCTCTTTGCCGCGACCCAGTTCCACAAGATTGCGGTACAGGAGTTCAAACCCGCGCCGAACGTGAAACTTGTTCTCGTGGCGCTCGAAGTCTTCCTCGGTCCAATTCTCCATGCCGTGCGTGGTGACAAGGTTGTCATATGCGGCGATCAGGACCGCGATGTCTTTGACAGCACCGGAGATGTGGTTCTCCATCTGCTGCAACTGAAAAGACTTTAGCCGCTGCTTGGCTTCGTGCAGATGCTCGGAGCAATCAGGATCAGGTTCTTTCTCAAAAAGCTCGACGTAGCTGACCTGTGCCTCTGCCAACGCGGATTGGCGCTTGGAAATCTCCGCGAGAACCTGACGCACCTGCCGATGTGGCGCTTGGCCCGTGAGCATGGTCAGGCTCATCAGGCTCGTCGTCGTCTGGCTGTTGCTGCGCCCGAACGATTGCGTCTTGGCAACCATCTCAGGAAGCCGTGCAGATGCAAGTTCGACCGCCTTGGCCGGTGCCAGCGCGGTGAAGTTGCTCTGCGTGGTCGTTATTTCTGTTCTCATGTTATCCACCCGATGTTCCTGCTGTGACGCTTCTACCATAAGTTAGGTCACCAAAATCAACAGAGTTGGATGGGGTGGCGATGGTAATATAGTCTATGATATTGGAACCAACATTACCTCCCGCAAAAACACCCCTTGTGCCGTCACTCGCGCCTGCAATCTCAACCCTTTGACCGGCAACCAAGTCACCGAAGTCTGTGGCATTGCCTGGAGTGGCGATGGTGATGTAGTCGATGACATTTTCCGAGCCTCCGCCAAACACGCCCCTTGAGCCATCGCTCACAGCCGCCAGAGCAAACCGACCGACAGTCAGATCGCCGAAGTCTGTGGCATTGCCGGGAGTAGCGATAGTGATGTAGTCTATGACGTTAATCGACAGAGCGCCTCCGCCAAACACCCCTCTGGTCCCATTGCTTGTTGCTGCGATATGATACCTAGCAACAGTCAGATCGCCGAAGTCGATGGCATTGCCTGTGGTTGCGATGGTGATGTAGTCGATGAGAGTCGTCGCCCCCGTCCCCCCCGTCCCCCCGCCAAAGACACCTCTGGAGCCGTTGCTTGTTGCCGCGAGAGCGCGTCTTGCTGCAGTCAAACTACCGAAGTTTATGGCGTTTCCGAGAGTGGCGATGGTGATGTATTCGATGCGAGTCGTAAGACCAATAATGTTGTCGTCTCCACCCCCAAATACACCTCTTGAACCATCGCTAGTAGCAGCGTTGTCTGTCACAACTACGGATAAATTCCCGAAGTCTATAGCGTTCCCTAGAGTAGCAATGGTTATGTAATCGATGATGTCGTACTTTGGGCTGCGATTGCCACCACCGAAAACACCCCTTGGCCCAAAAAGGATACCAGCCGCCCCACCAGCCCCACCAGCCCCTATCGCCTTAGACCACAACATTAGGAACCATCCCCTACAAGTGCGCCATAGAGCGTTGTGGATACCTTCCACAGTGCAATGACTGTCACGGCATCGGTGGCAAGCGTAGGGGCTGCACCAGCGTTGTTCACCCATGTCGTCGTTGGCCATGTGATTGTGTAGGCAGTCCCATCGTCAATGATGAGCGTGATAGCTTCACCAGCGGCAATGTTGTCCGTGAGTGACGTAATCGAGCCTGTCAGAGTAACCGTTTGGATGGAGCCATTGGCAGGTTCCAATTCCGTAGTCACAGCGCCAGTGCTTGCAGCCCAAGCGTAGACTTCTTCGACAACGGTGCCTTCAAGGATTGGCGCTACCAAGGTCTTGTTGGTAAGTGTAAACACACCATCGGCTGTAACCTCACCGGGTTCGCCTTGTGGACCTTGGGGGCCTGTCTCGCCTTGGATACCCTGAATGCCTTGGATACCCTGTTCACCTTGCGGCCCTGTAGGTCCAGTCTCACCCTGAATACCTTGGATACCCTGAATGCCCTGCGGGCCTTGAATACCACCGTACCCCAAAGACGTCCAAGCGGTTGTTCCATCTCCAACCTTAAACTGGTCGGTGTCAGTCTCTAGGCCAAACTCGCCGGATGCAAGGGTAGGGTTTGCGCTCGTCCAGTTAGCAGCCGTGTCACGGCGAAGTTGGATTTGGTCAGCCATTATGCGGCACCTCCGTTAATAGATTGTGGCGCGGTGTAGATCGTAGCCGCCGATCCACCGTCGATGCTTTGGGTGAAGTCAGCAGCCGTTGCCGATACATACACCTTCGCGGCCCCCGTTAGGACCAGCAGAGACCCCGTAGAACTTTCACCCAGCACCCGCGTCAAGGTTCCAGCGGAATAGGTGCCTGTGCCGATCTCCCACGCCGTGCCGTCCTCGATGACGTAGCGAACCACATCAGAGTTTACTACACCAGCAGCCGCAAAGGTCTGGTATCCA